GTGGATGAGCGCTGCCGGTTCTGCACAGTGGTGACCGGAGGCAGGTGACCGGACTCGATGGCCGATGCTTCGCATCGTATAGAACGGACTCCGTCAAGCCGGAGTCCGGCAGATGTCCACCGGACATCTGCATTTGGATGGGTTCGAGTCCATCTCCTACATAAACAAAAACAAGCACCCCGAAAGGGGTGCTTGTTTCAGACCGTAGAAAAACCCCTGTTTTGCGTCAGGCAAGACAGGGGTTCAATGCATATTGTGAAATAATTGAAATAATGCAGGAAAGATAGCTGGAATGGGTATCTTTCCAGTGCCAGTTAGCGAACTTTTTCAAATTCATGGCAGCAAAAGCAAGCTTCACCCAGTTTGTAACCTGAGCCAAGCCTGTGTATCTGGTATATCGCATACCGTGTTTTTCTTTGGCATCCGCAAAGACACGTTCAATGGTTTCTTTTCTTGCTTTGTACATCCGCTTGTAAATCGGAGTGTACCGGGCATCGTCTGCCATTTCCTCGTATTCTTTCCAGATATGCCGGGTAACCGTCTTAATGCAGTCTTTGTTCTTTGTGCAAAGATGTCTGGTAGGACAGTTAGCACAAACCTTTGGATCACTTTTGTATTCCCGGTAGCCATCCCGGTTGGTAGTGCTGTAGTTCAGTACCTGGTACTCCGGGCAGATGATACAGTCGAAATGCTCGTCATACACATATTGCCACCATTCATGTCCGCTCTTTGTCTGGGGACGCTTATAAGCTGTGGATAAAACTCTGTTGTCAGAAAATACCTTCTTGCAGATATGGGGAGTTTTATACGCACTGTCCGCTACAAAAGCATGGACATCCGGGAACTTCTCTACTACCTTGTCGTAAACATCGTCAAAGGGGACACTGTCATGTACATTGCCCGGGGTGACTTCTACGGCCAGAACAACACCGTGGACATCGCAGGCAGTATGGGCTTCATAGGCCAGCTGCTTCTTGTGGTCGCCCTTTACGAACAAACCGCAGTCAGGGTCAGTGGTGCTGACTGTAACAGTTTTCTTCCTAGCTTCCTTCTTGCGCTTCTTTAACTTCTTCCTGGAAGTGTTATCCCGCTTCTTTTTCGGTGGTGCTGGCGGTTCGCTGTTGTTATCATCGTCAGAATCGTCCTCAAAAGGCTTCTTTCCGTGGGCTTCCCGGTCTGCGTTGACTTCTTCCATGAGTTCTTCCGCATACCGTTTCGCTGCAACTGGTACTTCTTTCCTTACTACCTTTTTCGTGTTGGCGTTTGCCTTGATGTGTGTACCATCCACAAACACAACACCGGGAGCCACATAACCGGCTTCCACCATTTCACTCAAAATCCAGTTGAAGATTTGGTCTATCGTTTCTGCTATGAAGCGGTGACGGAAGTTATAGCTGACGGTAGAAAAATGAGGCGTATCTTCCTGCAAACGATAACCAAGGAACCAGCGGTAATAAATATTGGCACGCACTTCTTCCGCGGTACGGCGTAAAGAACCAAGACCATACAGATGCTGAATGAGAACCATCTTGAACAGAACAACCGGATCCACGCTGGGTCTACCGTTGTCAGCACAATACAGCGGCTCCACCATATCGTAAATCTTATTGAAGTCCACTGCTGCGTCAATTTTCCGCAGCAGATGCTCCGCAGGCACCAGACTTTCAGTGTCCACAATTTCAAAGATTCCCCGTTCCATTTTTCCTCGTTCCAGCATCTTTCATCACCCGGATCCATTATACCATAGAACAACAAAAAAGCCCAGCATGGCTGGACTTTTTCGACAGTCTGAAACCACCCTGATGGGTGGTTTGTTTTTTGGTGACCCGCTGGAGATTCGTTTGCATCCCCGGCTGCACCGTGGATAGAGGTTCCGCTGCGTCCAGCCGCAGCGGGCAACGCTCGTCCGCGTTGCATTTACAACATTCGAATCTCCGCGTGCATAAAAATAAACCACCCTGATGGGTGGTTTATTTTTTGGTGACCCGCTGGAGATTCGAACTCCAGACCCATTGCTTAAAAGGCGATACTTTGAAAGAAAAACAGTTAAAATGTTAAGAAATAGTAATGAAATTGAGGAGAAAAGGCGTTTATTAAGAAAAAATAATAGTTATTAAAAGATATTAAGGATTCAGAAATTAGCAAATTATAAGCAGATCTATGCCAACATTTGAATTTTGGAGACCTCCCGGAGAATGTCTTCTGCATCAAGGTGCGTGTAGTGTTTATCTGCGGTCTTGATATCGGTATGCCCCATCATGCGGCAGAGGAGCTGCGGTGTGACGCCTGCTTTTACTGCTTGGGTAGAGAAGGTGTGGCGGCAGTTGTAGGGTGTCATATCATCGTCGGCACCGATCTCAGCCATCAGCTCATTGAAGTCACGTTTTTGAAAATTAACAGAAGAACGGTTGCCATCGTAACCGTCAATCAGGCGGCTCCGACCGGAAGCACGTGCTTTTTCCAATAGCTCCCGATAGGCATCCCTGCCGATCTCCGATATAGGAATCACCCGAAGCTGCACTTCTTTTCCTTTCTTGGCTTTAGATCCGGCAATGAAATAATTCTCATAGCAGTTCTGGATTTTAACATTAAAAAGCTCGATCGTCCGGGCACCGGAGGCGATCAGGATCAGGGCGATAGGCCGGGCCCGTGAGGTTGCGGCCTGAATTGCCTTTATCTGCTCCTCTGTGAATGGTTTCTTTACATTCTTTTGTTCGGCGGTCGTCTTCACATTTTTAGAATGATTCTGATTAACGATCCCCTCATCCATTGCCCATTTGGAAAGCTGGCCAAAGAGCTGCTTGAGCTTTTCACAGGTGCTTTTGGCTTTGCCAGACTCTTCCAAGGAAAGAAGTACCGAGGTAAAGTCAGATTTTCGCAGTGTCCGGAATTTTCGATTATGCAGGCTCTTGGACTGATTGAAGGCCGCTGCGTAGCAGGCCATCTGGTTTTTGGATACCTCCCGGGCGTGGACGGGCCGCCAGAGTTTGTAAATCTGAGCAAATGTCAGATTATATTTGTCGTTTATATTGTCGTCGGTGATGCGTTCCAGCGCCTTCTGAGCCTCTGCATAGGTCTTATACGAACCAATAAAGATATTGTTTCGCTTTGCGCCCCAGGGCTTTGACCGATTACCCGGCATTTTGTAGATCGTGCCGGATCCGTTGGCACGCTTTCGATGTTTCCTTGTTTCTGGGGTTTGCTTCTTTCCGCAAAGAGGGCAGAATAGCGCACCCTCAGGGAGGGTAGCTTTGCATTTAATGCAGTCCATAAAAATACTCCTTTCCTGGATTCGCAAGCGCTTGCGAATCCGGTTGACAAGGAGCACTCTGCCGTGGTATTATAAATGGGCAGACTGCTCCTGCTTGTGGTGAGTGAGGGGGTTTGTATTTGCCGTCCGGGTGTTGGTAGCACCCGGGCGGTTTTTTTGTTATACATAGCCAATTTTTACGCGAACGCTATTGTGCTCAGTTTCTTTAATTATCTTTCCTTCGGCGGTAATGATCTTGTAATCACCACCACCAATGAATCCGGAGATATACTTGATACTTCGGTTATTGAGTATATCAAGTATGCGTTGATTATCATCACGGGAAATATACCCCACAAGCTCGCCGGCAAAATACACGGCAACGGCATTTTTGTCGTTAGGGTTATTTGGCTCAGGAATCAACTTCACAGGTTTGTTTACATAATTGTAGCGATATATAGGTTTACCGACTAAATCTTTAGCAGAAGCGGCGGCAACAGTTGTGTTCCATAATGGATTTTTGCAGGCCAACTTTTCAATGTTTTCTGTGTAATAGTTGACGCCAACGAGAGAAAAGGACTCAGTGATCAGGGGGCTGCTACTGGATTGGTGTTGGGGGTCATTGTCTTTTGCTGAAGAAAATACTTTGGGTAGTAACTTTTTACGCAACCCCCAAAAAATCAAACCCAAACCTATCAGTATTACAACTATACTGATTAGGAAGTCAGAGAAGAGTCGACTGATTCCGGCGGTAATGAAAATGGCTCCGACAATAATAAACCAAATCATAGAAACCTCCTTAGCGGATCGTGCTGGTGAAGGCAACGGCCTTACCCAGAATACGTACTGTGTTCATTTCTTCGCCCCAGTAAACGAGGGGACGGTACTGGGGATTCTCAGGTTCAAGGGAAATGTGATCACCGTAGAGCCGTACCCGCTTTAATGTGGCCTCACCATCAATCAGCACGGCGGCGATCTGTCCATTTTCTACGGTGTCCTGCTGCCGGATATAGACCACATCACCGTCAAAGATCCGGGCATTGATCATACTGTCACCCTTACATATTAGTGCGAAGGTGGCGCTGATGTGGCGGGGGAGATCGATGTATTCCTCAATGTGCTCCTCTGCAAGAATCGGAGCGCCGCAGGCAATGGTGCCAATTAGGGGCACTTTTTGCATTTCTGGCATAGGGATGATTCCTGCGGGGAGCTGATGACCGATATATACAGCTTGTTCTGCGTCTAGCATTGCAATTAAATCGTTAAAGTCAACTCCGGTAGCGATTGCAACTCTTTTTATGACATCAAGAGAAGGAATGGCCGCCTTGCCGGTAGAGGGGTTATGGTTGCGCTCTAAAATGGAAATATAAGCTTTGCTAATGCCGGTTCGTTGTGCAAAATCGTCCATACTGCATTTGTGAGAAAGACGATATTCTTTGATATAGTCACCGAGGGTCATAGGGAAACCTCCTTGTAATTGTCAACTATACTATACAACGCAAAAAAACAGCTGTCAAGAAAAAATTGTAAAATATACTTGACAAAAATTGTCTAGTATGCTAGACTGCAAGAAAAGGAGGTGCGTTAAATGCAATATAAAATCAAAGAGTTCAGACAGATTCTTAATATGTCGCAACAGAAATTGGCAGAGACGGCAGGGGTTTCCAGAGCTATTATTTCTGGCTTGGAAAGCGGAACAATTGAGGTAACAACCACTGAGACATTGATAAAGATTGCCCGTGCGCTGAATAAGAAGGTAAGCGATATTTTTTTAGACTGAATGTCTAGTAAACTAGACAACCTCACTCACCATAAGTATTACGAAAGGAGCGTAAATATGGCTAAGCAAAAATTGACGATGACTATTCTGGATGTTTATCACGCTATGCGGGAAGCGGGGATCTCTACCAGTCCCACGCGGATCTCCGCAGGTATTGCATCCGGTGCCTATCCCTTTGGAAAGGTAGTGGCCACCGGTAAAACCGGTCGGCGGACGGTGGAGATTTATCGTGTTGACTTTGAAGCGTGGCTGGTGACCAAAACTCCAGGGGCGGCGGCAATGCCGGCATCCAATGTGATTCCCTTTGCCCGCAGCAGTTAAGGAAATGTGCTTATGGCTGAGAGCAAATCAAAGCTGACAGAGGAGCAGAGGAAGCTGCTTGTCAGGAAGGGGTACATCCCGGATCAGTATGAGGTGTTATATGACCTGCCCCGTACGATGATCATCCGAAATATTTTGACGAAGAAGCCAGCGGTTATTTTTAGGGACTGATTCACAGGCGAATGTGATTGTCCTTCTTACGGCGGCAATATGGGGACAAGGCGACAGTGCCGGTTCAAATCCGGCGGTCCCCAAAAATGAAAGGAGGTGTCGCAGCAAAAAGTGAAGATAGTTACCGCTATTATACTTATCTCTGCATTTACGATCCTGCGGCACCTGCCGTACGCTGCATTTGGAATGCGGATTGCCACACCAGTGTGCGTACTGGTTCGCAATGACATTCTGGACTGGTATCCAACCGGTTTTACTTAGTTCCCCGGCGGCTAGTGAAAACCAATAGTAACAAATAGCTTTTAAGAAGCAAAAGCCCGCCGCTTCTGTAGGCGGCGGGTGATATGGGCGGGAGGTGCTTTGGAAAGCACGCTCGATGCACTGCGAGAGGTTATCGGTTCGATTCCGGTCCTGCCCTCCAGCAGCGGTAACGCTGCTCGTCCTTTCTGTCTATACAAGCTGCAGTCCGTAAGAAGCAGCTCGCCGCCCTGCGTCTCCTCCCTTGAGCGTGGGTCACCGCCCTGCGCCTCCCCCTTGCGCGTGGGTCGCCGCCCTGCTCCTCCATCTTGAGCGTGGTCGGTGCTCCGGCTGGAATGCCGGCAGGACAAATATGGGAACAACGGAGAGTCGCGACGGATGCGCGGCGCCGGTTCAAGTCCGGCAGTTCCCACCAGTCTGCCTTCAGGTAGACCTCCTTATGTATTCTTGGGTTTGGGTGCTGAATGTTTGACCTCATTGCATTTGGCGGGAGTTGACCGGAGACGGTGCGACATAGTGGGATCGGAGGGGATCCCACAGGAAGTGTATTACACTCCGTAGAGGAGTTGAAATAAAAGGAGGATTTTTCTATGAGTCAACAGGAATTTGAGCGGACGGATCAGGAGGTTATGGACCTGGTCAACGGTGTAGCGCCCACGGAAACAGCGGGTACTGCAGAGGAGCTCAGCGGTCCGTCTCCGGAGGAGCTCGCATTGGCTGAAGCCGAAAAGCGTTGCCAGGAAGAAAAGGCAAAGGAGGAAAAGCGGATGAAGGCATTTGTCCGCAAGCAGAAGATCAGGGATGCCCTTGGGATTGCAAGCTGTGTGCTGATCGCGATCCTTCTGCTGTTGTCGATGTATGTGCCGGACTTCCTGGTCTATGTTGTTAATCTGGGTGTTTTGACCTGTGGCATTGTGGTGGCAATTATCATCGACCGCAAGACGAGGTGGTTCTGATGGCAACTGTAAAATTTGCTGATCCAAATTGGAGCCAGAAGCTGATCGCAAGAGCGGTTGGCCTGGATCCCGCCAGTGTCGTGGTCAGGCTCGATTCGGATGATACCATCGTGCTGCTGGAGCATAAAACCCGGGCGGAGTACATCGTTAACAAGACAACCGGTAAGGTGACTGCGGGGTAGGAGGAAGTATGGTAATCAACGAGAAGGGCCTGTGCGCTGCAATGAAGGATGCCTTTAAAAAGAAGAGCACCGGTTACAAAGTGGCGGCACAGCTCAAAGATGAATACACCGAAGAGATTGTTCTCACCGGACCTGGTTGGATGGTTATCATAACCAGAGAGAACGCACCCAGGAAGGTGATGGGACTGATCGTGGAGCATCTGGGAGACCTGCCCAAAGTAGGGGAGGCGTACCAGGTACAGGACAAGCAGACCCAGGCGGAGATCTTCGACATTGCAGTACCTGCCACACCTAATCCGGTACCGGGAGCCACGGTAAAGCGGACCAATTTGGCATACCAAGGCTATCAGATCTGGCAGCGGACAGACAATTATGCGGTGTATATGATATCGCCGGTACTAGAAGATCTTCTGGACAGCTTCGGAATTCCGGTGACCCTGACTGACAACGGTATGCTCTATGCGGAGGGACTGGTCAGCCGCCTGTATATACTGCCGTTGCAGGTGATGCAGAATGAGCTTGCTGCATTGAACCATTTGGCAAAGCTCCAATGGGTATAAAAAGACGGTGCCCCCACCGACCAAAGTTTGGGCACCGTACAATTTACAAACCAGCCCGAATGGGGCCGTGTACTTACAGTATAGCACACGGCCTCGTTTTTGGCAATACAAAAAAGGAGGTCATTTTATGACATTTATGAAACCGTGGGCTATGCAGGCTATAGAAAAGCTGGAGAAGGAAAAGGCAAAGGTCAGCGGACAGAAGGAGACTGCAATGTCCGCTGCCGTGCTGGCAACACTGAAGGACTTCTGCGGACAGGACGAGGAATTTGCACAGGCCATCGTGCAGGGCGGCAGCTTTGCGGATTGTATGAAGGCAGTTGCCAAAGGTGTCGGTAACAGTATTTCGGATCTTGATGCCTATAAGAAGGCAGTTAAATTCTACTTCCCAGGCGCTAAAGTCAAAATGCAGCTGACAATTGACCTGATCGGCGATGCCGCCGACAAGACCGCATCTGAAAAACCGTCCACCGGCGGCGGGTTGGTACTGGATTTCTCCAGCATCTTGTGAGGTGCACGATGCTGATCAAAAAAGAATTGGGAACAATACCGCTGCTGTCGATCCCAAAGGTAAACGGCAACAATAAGGCGGAGTATGTGACAGCTTCAGAGATTGTGAGCCTGCCAAGGTCAGGTGCTGTACTTGTGGCGGATGTTTACAAGCGTAAGGATGATACGCTATTTGCCCGCTTCTTCTCTGATGGGATTAATTATACTTGCTGTGCTAAGTGGCCTGCTGAAAGCTGGACACTGGAAAACCCTGCGTGCTACTACTACGGGTACAGAAACAACTATAGCAGGTACGAAGATACCCAGCAGGCAGAGCAGTTCCTTGGTAAGAAAGAAAAAGAATCGTGGAGATCTCAAGGCGTCCTTGCGGTTATAGATGCATTTATTTCAGATCTGAATGCGGAAAGAAGGCTCCAGGCGCAGCACAGAAAAGAGGAACTGCAAGAGGCACATTTTGCTATGTTTCCGGAATTGCCCACTGATCTGGATGTGTTTTGTGAAGAGACTGTGTTTGAATTTGGATACATATTCTTCGGAAAGCTGACGAAAACAGGGAGACGGTATGGTGTCTGCGGACACTGTGGAAAAAATTTCAGACTTCCCCGGGATGTTAAGCAGAACCAGCAAACAGTTTGTCCAAAGTGCGGAAGGGCATCTCTATATAAGGCTAAGTGGAGGACACCCGGCATTGAAGACACTGCAAAGATCTGTGTGGCGGCCAATGTTGAAGGCCAACTGCTGTTACGATGGATGCATATTAACCGTTTATTTACGGCTTCCAATGGGAATCGTCAGTACCGGTTTACCGATTATGCATACAATCTGTATCTTTGCGACAAATCAGGAAGAAAAACGATCTATGCCTATGGCGTGACTCCTGTGCCTTATTACGGTTGTAGCGACTGGAAACGATTTCGGAACGGCACCCAAAATTTCAGTGATACTTATGTATACACCAACAACCTCGGTGAGGTATTTGGAAGCAATTATTACAATGTGGATCTACAGGCGGGTCTTGCCGGGATGAAATCACCTATATGTTTTACGGCATTATTGAACAACCTGAAGGATACACCGGAGGCGGAATACCTGTTTAAAATGAAATTACCCCTGCTTGCAGCGGCTGCCGGTGTGCTCTCCCGAAGTAAGAGTCAAGATAAAAACGGTTTTTCTCAACTCCTTGGAGTGAGCAAGCAGCTGTTGCCCCTGTACCAAAAAATGTGCGTTTCTTACGATGAACATATGCAGATCAAGGCATACGGAAAGTGGATCTCCGAAGAGGAATTTTTGCAATACAGGAATCTAAGGATGACCCACCACGAGCATTATGAGGCCAGGCCGGTATTGGAGAAAATGTCCTTTGGTAAGTTTGTTCGGTATTTCAACAAGCAGGTAAATGTGACAAAAAGAAAGATGCATTTCCTGCTGATCCAGTACGAAGATTATTTAAATATGGCAAAGGATATGGGAATAGATATTTCCAGAAAATCCCTGCGGTATCCGGATAATATCTGCCAGGAACACGATGCGGTGCTCGTTGAATTCAATAAGCTGAAGTTCGAAAAAGAGAACGAAGCATTTGTGAATGCGGTCAAGCCTATTTATGCCGCTTTACCGGTGCAGAGCTTCTCAAACGGACAATTCTCCATAGTGCTTCCGCAACTCAGGTCAGATCTGACGGCAGAGGGACAGTCTCTTGGGCATTGTGTAGGTGGTTCTCACTATTCAGACGATCATATGAAAGGTACAAGAATGATTTTCTTTGTCCGTCGCACTGAAAAAATCGATAAGCCGTACTTTACATTGCAGATCGATATGGAGAAAGGCTTTATTATTCAACTTCACGGTCGGGGTAATTGTAACGCTCCGGTAGAGGTACGAAAATTTGCGGAATCGTACTTAAAGGCAATCATCCCTGCAAGAACGAAGAACAATAGGAGGAAAACGGCGTGAGTGAAATTGTTGTAGTGGATTATCAGCGACAGCTGACGGATGTGACCCGGGATATTCGTATCAAGACCGGGCAGTTTCTTTTGGATGCAATTGAAATTGGTCGCCTGCTTCACGAGGCAAAGGCTATGGTACCTGCCGGCGGCTGGATGCAGTATGTAGAAAAGGAGCTTCCTTTTTCTCAGTCCTGGGCAAATAACTATATGAGGCTTTATTCTGAATACGGCAGTGATCAGCTGTCAATTTTCGGGAATTCACAGGCGACTGCGAGACTGAGCCCCACGCAGGCACTGGAGCTGCTCGCCCTGCCGGCAGAGGACCGGGAGCAGTTTATTGAGGATAATGATGTGGAAAATATGTCCACACGGGAACTGAAACAGGCGATCCGCGAGCGGGACGAAGCGATCCGCGCCAAGGAAACTGCAGAGGAGGCGCAGAGAGAAGCAGAGAGCGCAGCCAATGATGCAGTGGATCAGGCGGTAAATGCCGAAAAGAAAGCAAAAGAGGCAGATGCTGCACTTGAGAAGCTTCGCGGTGAACTGACCCAGGCTAAGGCATCCAGCGAGTCTGCCGCGCAGAAGGTCGAAAAGCTGACACGGCAGCTTACAAAAGCAAAGGAAAATGAGCAGGCCGCCAAGACAGCACTGGAAAAAGCCAAGGAAAACCCGGAGATTCCGGAGGCGGTTATGGAGCAGATGCGCCAGCAGGTGGCGACGGATGCGGCAAAGGCTGCTACGGAAGACCTGCAGAAACAGCTTGATGCTGCTGTAGCTGCGCAGAGCAGTGCCGAAGCGGCAAAAAAGGAAGCGGAGCAGAAGCTGGAGGCGGCACAGAAGGCCCTGAAGCTGGCAAACCCTGAGGTGGCGGTGCTGCAGGAAATGACAAAGCGCCTCCTGAGTGAGTTTAACAGCGTGAATGCCCAGCTCCTCCAAGTGCTGCAGACAGATCCGGAGAGCGGTGTGAAGCTGAAACAGGCCATTCTCGGAACGATTGACCAGATGCGCGGTATGATCGCCGGCGATGGCTGAGATGTTTTTCTTTGATAATGAGCCGGTATGGCGGCGGTATGTTAACGAGTTGGGACTGCAGAAGGTGATCGATCACCTGAAAGCCGGTGGACATCCCTGCGAATGGCCGTTGAAGGTGGCAGATCCGGAAGACAAGCTAACCTTCTTTCTCCCGCTGGGGAAAGGCTTTCGGTGTTATGAATCACCATGCCCTTATTATGAGGGTTATTATCTGGACGGTCTTTACGGCGCCGTAAAGTGTAAAGGCTGTCCGGATCTGCTGCCGGGTACGGTCTGTGATACGATGTGCCGTCGGGAATATACCGCCTGTCCCTTTTACGGAAAGGAGAAGCTATGAATCATATATGCAGCTGTACATATTTCCGGCCGGCGGAATGTACACACTATAAACACCCGGAGAAGGAATGCTGGTTTTTGAAACAGCGCCTTGCCGGCAAGGGCGAGACCAACGGTGAGCATATTCGCCGGATGATCTCTACAGATATTGGTTTGGCGATGGTGCTGATCCAACGCGCCAGAACGGATGAAAGGCAGGACCTCCATAAGCTTTGGTGCGACAACAAAGGCAGTTGCCTGCAGCACCCGGATGAATGCCGGGAGGAATGGTTAATACACTGCGTCCTCCGCTGGCTCCGGTCAGATGCTACAGACAAAACGGAGGTGCTTTGATTATGATTGATGACATTTGGCGTCCGGCAGAGCGGAATGTTACGGTTTGTGCTAAATGCGGAAGAGAAGGATTGAAAAGGAATATGAGCTCTCTCTACATAAAGGCAGATACATACAGTCCAATGCGGATCCTTTCCAATTTACCTAGCATTCTCGCTTCAGGCAAACGGATCCTGTTGAATGTCGTGGAGGGAATCCGCACAGCTTCTCCGGAAATTTTGCAATCTGCTGGAGATGCTGTTGGGATGCTCCTGTCTGTACTTATACAGAATTTGCCGAATATTTTGGTGGCAGGATTCGATATGATTGTAAGCTTGGCGACAGGTCTCCTTGAAGCGACACCTGAAATCAGCGTTGTTGCCGAAACGGTAATAGAAGCATTGTGGGGTGCAATAGAGGGGATAGATTGGCCGAAGCTTGGCAAGGACATTATCAACGGTTTGATCAATGGCATTGGCATTATGGGAAATGCACTTTGGAGTGCAGCCAAAAAAATTGCAAAACTCACGATTGATGCCATTAAAACCACGCTGGGAATTGCATCTCCATCTAAGGTTATGAGAGATAAGATCGGCAAGTGGATCCCTCCGGGCGTGGCGATTGGCGTCAAGGCTAACACAAAGCCGCTCACAGATGCAATGCGCGATTTGTCGGATCTAACGGTAGATTCTTTTCATACCGATATGAACATCGCTGGTGCTCTTTCCGGTATGGCATCTAACCCGGTTTCTGTCGGGAAAAGCGTAAATAGCTATAAATCTAATGACATCACTGAACGAATCCTTCTGGTCTTGGAGAATATCGAGGATACCAACAGTGCAATTTTGCAAAACACAATGGCGATGCTTAAGGAAATTCTGGAGGCGGTACTTGGCATCCACATTGGAGACAGTGAAGTATTTGAAGCTGTTGAGCGATATCGCACAAAAAGAAAGGTTTTAACGGGAGGTGCAGAGTGATAAATGAAACGGGCATTGCTTGAAGATTTTCGAGTTGATGGAAAAGGAATGCTTGATCCTGATGAAGGAATAACTTTGGGCTTTTCTGATATCGAGGCGGATTCTGCAAGAGACGAATCAGGTTTTTTGCACAGGATTTTGGCAAGAAGCGATGTGCGAACCTGGGGGTTTTCCTATGCCGCACTGACGGAGGAAGAGTATTTTTATATCCGTGATTTGTTTAAAGGAAAAACTGACTTTGAGCTTGAAATCACGGATAAAGAAGGGAACACGCAAAGCATCAGGTGCTATTGTGCAAAGAAAAGCGTGTCCTATTACAACAAACGACAGGCTTTGTACAAGAATATGAAGCTTGAGATTGTAGAATGCTGAAGAATGAACGCCACCCTGCTTTCAACAGCGTGGCGTTCTATTCAATTGTTGGGAGGTGGAATACAGTGCTAAAGACAATAATTGTGCTGGAAGATGGAACTGAGATATGTTCCGGGGCAGGAACAAACGATGCAGTTCAGCAAGCAAAGATAACTGAGAGAGTTAACAGCAACACGGAGTTGACACTGGGTTCTGCTTGCGCCAATATGTTTGAAGCGCGGATTATTGCCCCGGGTGGAAATTTGAGAATTGAAGCCGGGACGGAATTAACCGTGTATAAAATCGACGATAATGCGCTGCGGCACAAAGTGGGTATGTTTACGGCTGAAAAACCCACGCGCCAAAGCGCTAATATTATAAATATTACTGCCTACGACAGAGTGAGCTGGCTGGACAAGGATCTTACACAGTGGCTTGCGGGGCTGAACGGGTGGCCGTATGCATTGATTGACTTTGCGGTTATGGTTTGTGATGCCTGCGGCCTGACACTGGTAAATGACACGATCCCGAACGATGGTTATCCTGTGCAGCGCTTTTCTGCAGATGGTATAACCGGCCGGCAGCTGATGCAGTGGATTGGAGAAATTGCCGGAAGGTTCTGCAGAGCAACGGTTGACGGTAAAATCGAGTTTGCATGGTACACACCGGCGGAGATCTCTCTGGGAGCGGCCCAAAGAAGTGCGGTAGAAATATCCTATGAAAACGGGAATCTAAACCTTAATGTTGAGGGTGCAGAGATAACTGAAGAGGAAGGTGGCATCGTCATTGACTCTGAGTATTTGGAAATAACCGATGACGGGCAGGGCAATGCAACCCTCATTGTGAACAACGCTGTCCTGACACAGTATTATTTCCAAAACGGATTATCCTATGAGGACTATGCTGTTGCACCAATTGAAAAGGTCCAGCTGCGGCAGAATGAGGAAGATGTGGGAACGGTTTACCCGGATGTACCAGAGGAGGTCAACACTTACATCATCACCGGGAATTATTTGCTGACTGCAGGCACAGCAGATGATTTGAAACCTATTGCACAAACACTGTATGAACACTTGAAAGATGTGACCTACACACCCTGCAAAGTAGCTATGCCTGCAGGTCTTTCTATTAAAGCGGGTAATACGGTGATGATCACCGACAAAAATGGAAAAACGATTACCGCATATGTTATGACCAGGACCCAGTCAGGGCAGAAGGACACCCTGGAATGCACAGGATCTGCGCGCCGTGATTGCAGTACAGCAGTAAATAATCAAAGCTACAAGGCTCTGACCGGTAAGGTTTTGAATTTGCGCACGGATGTGGAAGGGATAAAGGCTGAAAACAAAGACACGAGCGGTCGGGTTACCAAGCTGCAGATGGATATTGCGGGCATTAGAACGCAGGTTGCTCAACAGGAAAGTACTGCTGATGGACTGCAGAAGCGCCTGACATCCGTCGAACAAAGCGCAGAGGGGATTGATCTTGCAGTAAAAAGCATCCAGGAGAACGGCGTTGATAAGGTAACAACGGAAACCGGTTACTCGTTCTCTGATAACGGACTGATCATTAGCAGATCCGGTGAGGAAATGAAAAACCGAATGGATCACACCGGTATGTATGTGGAGAGGTCCGGCGAGGTGATACTGCAGGCAAATAATAAAGGCGTGGTGGCAAAAGATGTCACAGTCCTAAATTATTTGGTGGTTGGCAATCACGCCCGGTTTGAGGACTACAGCGACGGAACAGATACGAAAAGAACTGCGTGTTTTTGGATAGGGGAGTAATCTATGGACTTAATAACAAAGGATTATTCGGTAACGGGAATATCGAGCGGTGGAGGCATTACATACACATACATCTTGAGAGTCACTGAAAACAGCGTTGATCCGGAGAAAAA